AACACACCGACGTCTTGGATCAACTTGTTCAACTTCATATACATTTTTTCAACTCCTTTATTTGTTAATATAATTCAGTATAACATGGATGGTAATAGCGTCAACCTCGGCTAGAAAGTCGCATAGAATGGGAGTTTTTTTTGCCCGTGACTATATCTAGTAGTAGGTCTCATAGGTCGGCACTAGATATAGTCGGCATTATATTATATAAAATACCACCAGATCTGGTCGGCATTATATTATATAATATACCACCCGGTTGACGGTAATAGGATCCGTGTTAAAATGAATTATGATTACAAGGTTGCAGGTGCTGAAGATCTCATATCAGTCCTCGTCAGAGGCATTGAAGAAGGCACTTGCGGTAATCATTAACCAAAGGGAGGATATATAATGTCAGACACATTAAACAAAAAAGAAGTAGACCAATTGATGGACTTGTTCAACAAGATCAAATTAGACTTATCTGATTCAAGTTTCCCAACAAGGACTAACAGATTAGAGGCTGTGGAGAACATGAGGAAGGTGTTGAATATTCACGGATATGATATCAAGGATATGCCTGCTCCTGAACCCACAAAATTCGCAGACGCATTGGACCACCACGAGATAATGCAGAAAGGTATCGTTAGATGATTGAAGGATTGCAGGTCAAATCAGTAGAGCAGATCTATGATGACATGACGGATGCCTACGCCAAGGGCGACTACCTAGATGGGTACACCCAGGATGGCGATGACGCCTTGATGGGTCCGAAGAAGTTCGCGGAGAGGTTCCATAACATCTGCCTGGGATTTGGATACAGGGAGGCGGAGATCATACCCGCCAAGATGGAGATACAGGAGTGGTGCCAGGAACACCTTGAACACCTAGAGAGCAAGTTCAGGTAGGAGAACAATGACCAACGAAACACATAAACATCATTTCCAGGTCGCCGACATAGGTGATTGGGATTTGGACCAAGACAGAAGCATCGTACCAAGCATCCATTCCGCCCTGAAGCGACAGGGCATCGAGGGAGTGGTGGACGGAGATGAGATGAACAATGCCTCATTCACCGTTTGGACCTACTCACCCAGGGTGGTAGTAGAAGAGGCCTTGAAGGCCGACGGTATCGAACTAGACGACTAGTTCTTAGACTTTACAATTTTAGATTTGATCGGAGCACGGCCTTTCAGTCTGGCCTTGAAACTCTTGCCCTTCTGAGAACTTTTCTTGATCTGGGCACCCTTCAACCTCAACGAGCCTGCCCCTGACCTTTTGGTTTGGGCCATCTTCTTGCCTGCTATGCCGGCCTTGGCCTGACGCTTCTTCCTGATCTTGGCTGACTTCTGTGGATCCGTCTTCATGAAACAGGTGCTGGGTTTGGCCACGATACGACCCTTCCTTGGGCCACTTGAGCATCTGAATCCTTGCTTGGGCCTACCACCCTTCTGACGCCTCAGGATCTGGCTCACGCCCTCAGCGATGGCGGAATGGTCTGGGTGTTCCTCGATGCTGTCAACCTCCAGTGCCGAGATATTCTCTGACACAATATCCTGTGGCACAATATCTTGTGTTTGGTCTCCTTTGATGGCACTAGATATTGTGGCGCTAGATCCTGTGTCTTTGGGATCTTTTGGCGCTAGGATTAATTCTGTGATCTTCATACGAGTATTTATAGTCCTTACACCTAACGCATCTTAACCTTACTGATGCTTAAACTGATGCTTAAACTGATGCTTAAACCTTAGAACTGATAACATTTTGTTACGGGTGCTACATTCTGCACAAGATCAACTTGACATGGATGGATGTGTTAAATACAGTTGCGATGAAGATATTCGAGATATACAACACCTCAGAGAACATAGGACCAGCACCCAAGGGGGCCTGTTCCAAACCAATGAGTAGCCTGCCCGCCAGTTGGGTCAGCAGTTGTAAATCACAGGGCAAGATGAAGCGTACCGGCAAGCGTAACGAGAAAGTGGGCGGCAAGACCATGAAGGTCAGCGGCAAGCGTATCAAGGGCAAGAAGTACGGTGGACCTCTGCCAGACTATTCAAAATAAAATTACAAATTCACAGACCTAATAGCGAGCCAATAGCGAGCCTTCTCGGTATAGATCCTGAGTGACACAGTGTACGCCGCCATCCCAGAACCATCTGTGTCTGAAAGGTGTGATCACAGGTGTTATCCTGTGTTTCTCCAGGAAGTCGAACACCTGTTTGTTATAATTGTTGACCAGTATGGTCTCCTGATCAAGAGAAAGCATGTTTACCTCGAACACAGTCTCCTCAACGTAACCAACCCAGTCCTTGAAGTAAGTTTCCACGTACTCTGAGAAGTCGTCGCTGTCCTCTTCGCCCGGCACCCACCACTTGCCACCGTTCTTCTGTTTGACCTTACGGAATGGTGACATCTGGTCCCAGTACTTGTCTTCTAGGTAGCACACGTCCCACCCTGGGAACTTCTCCTCATAGTTCTGTATCTCGAACAGTGTGACTATGCAACCAGGCTTGGGCACACACCAGGTGCAGTCTCCGTGCCCCTCGTGTTCCATCACATCAACATTAAAGCCTTCATTGCTCCATTGCTTCTCATACTTCTTGACCAACGCACTTTCCCTCCAGGTGGGCCTGTTGGTGCCCCAATGCATGGAGTCGCCCAGCCTGTGTATGAAACTGGTGCTGATCAACTTCTGTTGTTCACACTCTTCGACTATGACTTTGTTGTCGATGTTGGCCAATATGGATTTGTATTCAGGTCTGTTGTTGTTGACATACAGGGTCTCGCCTATCACCGCCATGTCATCTCTAGGTTGGTTGGCAGGTCTGTGACTTACGTCTGATTCCACAATGTCTGGACGCAGTGTTTCAACACCGGCCTTGTTGAGCACATCACAGAGGTTCTGGTAATCCTCTTCGGTCTCATCCAGTATTCTAAAAAGAACATCTTTGACCTTCTGATTCTTTATGTGCTTGAACTGTTCCTTGTTGTAAGTCCTTCCCACAATACAGGTCTTCAATGGATCAAAAGTGGCGTAGCCTTTTACTTTCATTTGATCTCTATCTCACCGACATCTGGATAAGGCTTGTAGGTGTGCTCGTAGTGGCCTGCGGTGATGTAGTTCTCCAACAGCAGGGTCGCACTTTCGCACTCCTCGTATCTCATCATGTAATGGAAGCCTTGGCTGAACACCTTCTGGTCTGCCCAGTTCGGGTGTGATAGGTCTCGCCCATCATAACTCATTGCTTTTAATTTTTTGTAGTGTTCCTCATTGTCCAGTAATATAGCACCGCCCCTCACATTGTCCAACGGTTTGCTGGGACCGAAACTCAGGCAGTGGTATTGGCCCCGCCTGTACATATCAGGCTTGAGGCATCTCGCACTGTCCCAGACCGGTGTTCCGAGGAACTGGTATTCGTCCTTCCATGGTGTTGATGAAAGTTCATACTGCACACCAAGGAGTTTCATTGTCATTGGGATACTGATGTAGGTATAGGTTGAGAAACGACAAGTCTTTATCCCCAACAGCCTGAAACAAAGTTCGATGGCGTGAGTGCAACAGTCTGTGGTCACCACGTAAGGTGCACCTGTGAACTCTGCCAGTTTGTTCTCAAATGTTTCAACGGATCCTGTCATAAATTTTTTCCGCCCACTGTTGATTCTGTTCTATGGTCATGTGATTGATGCCGAGATCACATTGATTGATTACGCCGCTGGACTTCCAAGACGTGTCCTCGATACCTTGTTTGCTGAAGGCCAACATGCTCTCGTCTATGAAAGTGCCTGTGGTCAACTGTATGCCCGCGTCCTTGCCTGCTGTCTCAAATGGTCTGAAACTCCACATCTGCACAATCTCACTGTTGACCGTTGACAGGACATTCTGATCATAGTGTTTCAACGCATACTCATAGGCCATCTCATCCTTGTCATAGTTGTGTAGGTGTATCCAATATTGGTCCAATGCCTCGTACATTTTTGGATCAGCACCTTCTACCGGTTTTGTGTTGGCACTCAAAATATGTTTTGGATGGTACAATCTGTAAGGTTCCGTCCAACAGAATATAGATATGTCTGGAACTGCATTCTGTTGTATCAATCTGTTGTATTGGAAGAACACACTCCATATGCTCCTTCCTGGATTGCCAAAGTGTCTACTCCTGTCAGCACCCAACTTCTCCTGTAGGATGTTGCACCAACTCTCGGGTTGGTTGCTGGCACAGAAACTGTCTCCAAAGAATCCTATCGATTTCATATGTTGATAATTATCTACATATATTATGATGTATTCGCACTCTGACTGGAACCACAAACAGGGCACGATACCTGTGCATTGGAATGCCAATGACTATGAAAGTTTACCATGGTACGAGAATCCAGACAAAAATCAAGGCTTTACAACACCAGCGGAAAACTACGACATCTACAAGGAACGTGTTGGTTGCCTGATACCCGAATTTGAACAGGTAGGTAAAGGTGTTTTCATCCCAGAAGACGTTGACAAGGTCTTTGGATACGTGTTGTCACAATTTGATCTAAAAGATTCTGTGTACGCATTCGCCAAGTACACCCCAGGACTGATACTACCATGGCACAAGGACAACTATCCAACCTACGCAAGAAACAAGAAGGCCAAAGTTGAGGAAATAGTGAGGATAATGATCTTCCTACACGATCCAGCGCCGGGTCATCAGTTGTGGATAGAGGACAAGATGTGTACGGGGCCTGCAGGCACTTGGTTCAGTTGGCAAGGTGCAACTAAACACATGGCGGCCAACCTAGGCGAAGTGGATAGGTACGTGATACAAATTACTGGTACGAATTCCAATTAAGACAACTTCTCCATTCTGTATTTTCAAAATGATCTTTGTTGTGAATTAACACCTCATGCAACTTCCTGTAAACCTCTTTTGGATCTTTCTTGGTCAATAGCAACATACTATCTAAAGCCTTATGCCAACGGGTTTCTTTGTCTTCAATCAAGTCATAGGACTCGTCCACCACGCCATCGAAAGTTTTAAACCCTAGACTCCTGAATGCTTCCAGTTGCCTACAAGCACCAAATACGATGAAAGGTCTCTGAGCAACAATGGGTTTAGCCTCTTTCTCACTGAACATGGCGAAGTCGTTGTGTATCGTGGTTTCAATCATTGCTGTATAATGAGTTTGGTTGTAGATCTCAGGGTCAAATAGATCGCTACATCTGACCTGTGTGTTGAATCTCTCGGCCAATGGACCAAGGGTCTCCGCCGTGTGTTTCACTGGACGCACGACGTCATCACTCCAGTGACCTCTGTTGGTATCTCTGCCAAAATAAGTCAGGAATGTTTTGTCTAGGACAGGATGGGTTGATATTGCATTGTGCAACCAGTCCTTGTTTTGGCTGGCCTCACCTAGCAATAGATCCCAATATTTGTTCGTGTCTTTTTCTTCAACACCCTTTAACTTTGCCATCAGACCAACGCACATCTTGTTTTCCTGGTACAGTCGTGGTCCGGTGAAGAACATGTCGTTGGTGTATTCAAACTCAGCCTCACACTTCCTAAGTGGCACGAGGTTGGACTGGAATCTCACGGGCCGGTCCTGCCACTCGTTCATGAAATCTATCACTGTATGCCAAACATCGTCCTTTTCATACATCACCCCGGGTTGCAGGAACTTTACCAATACCCGATTACCTTGGTTCAGTTCAGTCTGTATGTTACCTCGCAGGACATTTATTGATTCTGTATCGCCTATGTTGTCTGTGAAAGTTATCTCCATAAACATATTTAATCATTATATACGCGGTTAAATATTGGTATGAAGGTGTCCACAAGAAATGAATACGGCCGTTTGCGATCAGTCCTCGTGGGCTCTGTAGAAAATTTCAGTTGGCCCAAAGGTGATGTCGAGTTTGATCGAGGTATCTCTAGGTCAACATACCCCGAAACCTTAGAAAACATTATCCCCGATCCAAAGGTGTTGGCCGAGGCCGCTGACGATCTAGAACAGTTGTCGTCTATCTTGCGAGATAGGAACGTGGAAGTACACAGACCAACTACAACTAGTGCTCATTGGTCTTACTCAGCAAGGGATATATTACTCACCGCCGGCAACAAAGTGATACAATGCCCAACTCCATTCTCCAGTCGTGCCGACGAACTGGACCTGTATCCTTCACTATCACAAGCAGATTGTGAGATCATCAGAGCACCTAGGCCTGTAACTGCCTCCGATCCCATCTTTGATGCCGCTAACGTGTTGAAGTTAGATGACAAACTCCTGTATTCACTGTCACACTCTGCCAACGAAGCCGGTGCTGATTGGTTGCAACAACAAGTGGGCACAGATTTTGAAGTGATAAAATGGCGAGTGGTGGACTATGACATAACACACATTGATTCAACATTAATGTCGTTGGCCAAAGATACTATCATGATCAACGCATCCAGGGTAAAGGATCATCAACTGCCAACCTTCATGAAAGACTACAAGAAAATATGGGCGGAGGACGTGGTGCCAAGGGAGTTCCACCAGTTTCCATACGCATCAAAATGGATAGGAATGAATGTACTGTCGGTAGACCCCGACACAGTGATGGTGGATGATGTGCAGACGAGACTGATAGAAAATTTACGGAACCATGGATTCCAGATAATTACAACATCAATGAGACAGTCAAGGACACTGGGTGGAGGATTCCATTGTGTCACAAACGATCTAGAGAGGGAATGATGTTTGGATTTACAGACAAGAGAGTTGTGTACAAGACTAAAATAGGATTCATAGGACTGGGCAAATTGGGAATGCCCTGTGCGGAGGCCATCGCCAAGAAAGGTTTTGACGTGGCAGGCTATGACATAGCACATCGAACCAGCCAATACATAGATATCAGAGAATCCATAGAAGACGTTTGCAGAGACAGGGACATAGTGTTCGTGGCGACGCCCACGCCACACGAGGATGGCTACGATGGTAGAGAACCAACCAGCCACTTGCCTGTGAAAGATTTCAACTATGACGCTGTGAAAAAAGTTTTGACCAAGTGCAACAAACACATGGGTCCTGTACAGACCCTGGTGTTGATATCAACAGTGTTGCCAGGAACCTGTAGGAGAGAATTACAACCATTAGTGACCAACACCAAACTGATGTACAATCCTTATCTCATTGCCATGGGTACCGTGGCGGACGACATGATCAACCCTGAGATGATCATGATAGGGTCAAAGAACGGATTAGCAGGAACTAATTGCAAAATAAGAAGTGAACTGTTAGAAAGTTTCTACAATCAGGTGTGTGACAATTACCCACGAATAGAGTTTGGAACTTTCGAGGAAGTGGAGAGCATGAAGATTTTCTACAACACATTCATTAGCAACAAGGTCGCATTAGTCAACATGATACAGGACGTGGCACACAAGTTAGGTAACATGGACGTGGATGTGGTGACACAAGCACTGGCAAAGAGCACCAAAAGGATTGTGAGTCCTGCCTATATGAAGGCTGGAATGGGTGATGGCGGAGCATGCCACCCACGAGACAACATCGCCTTACGTTGGTTGGCCAAGGATCTATCATTGGGATACGACATGTTCGAAAGCATAATGACCGCTAGGGAGAAGCAGGCAGAGACCATGGCTCTGGCCATACTCAAACATGGCAAGAATGTTTGGTTCACATCAGACAGTTATAAACCTGGAACGGATCTGTTCGATGGGTCTAGTTCATTACTGGTACAACACTATGTGACGAAACACGGCGGCACAATGGCAAATGGCATAGACACTCCTGTAGAAGTCATAGTTAGGGTGCATGAATCTGATAAATTCTCAGCAGATGACAGCACGATCATATTTGATCCATGGAGGTCATATCCTAAAGCGGATAATGTGGTGTATTATGGTAAATACTCATAACGTAAGGAGCAATAAACATGGCCGCAGAATGGAAACATCACAGATATTTTAGATTGAGGAATTCAGATTCTTCACTGCAAACTTTCACATCAGTTGACAATGCAAAGACCCTTTGCAATCTCAACAACACTCTTTACTCAACCGGCAATCCAACTAGGACATATGCTCTTGCTGACAGTGACCAAGGTCTAAAAATGACCATGGAATTTGCCTCAGAAGAAGATCAGAATAGTTTTAATACTGCCGCTTCTAATGCCTGGACAGACAGTACAGTTATGTTCGCAGACGGGGTTGAGGTTTACAAGCACGAGTGGTTACACGCAGACGGTTCTATATCAGCCACTACTAATCTGTAATACAGTCACAAAAAAAGGGCGATGGTATTAGCACCGCCCTTTGAATTAGATATTAATTACGCAGAGTAATTAATTACTTTTCTTCCTGATTTCTTTAATAAAGAAATAATGTTTGACTTCATAGTCAAAGCAGAGTTCTTAGGTGCAACACCTAATACTTCTACTGTAAAGTCCAAACCTTTTGATAACAACTTGTTAGTCGCTGTTTTTCTTGCAGTGTTTTTTACCGCTAGGTTTTTGAACTTGATTTTACCACCGTGTACTTCACCATTTACTTTGTAAGTTGAAGCCGGCTCCGCAAATACACCAATTTGCTTCGCTCTTGATTTGAAGTTTCTTGTGTATACAACGTATTGTGTTGAGTTTGCCATGGTTTTTGTTTCCTTCTTAGTAGATGGAAAAAGTGTATTAAACATACTTGTTAGCATATTGTTTCCTTTTCCTTATTGTTATTATTATGGTTACGTAACTCTGGAGTTTCAATCTCTGTTATCCTACGTTCCATGTTTACAATTATATACTAGAACGTGTAATATGTCAACCGGCAAGAAAAGCCAGTGTTTTTGCGACTAATTGTCCTTGTAGTCCGGCACCGCGAACAGGTCTATGCCCTCGTCCAACAGTTTGTTGGTCTCTTCCTTGGTGGGTTTACCATAGAACTTCTGGTCACGTTTGCCCTTGTGTGCCTTCCTGGCCTCACGGGCGAAGTTCTTTCCAACATCTTGGTAATCTTTCTTGATCTTCTTGTTGAGTTTACGCAATATCTGTTCCGCACTCTCTCCCATGACGAAGTAATCGTCTGGTATCTGTTTTTTCTTGGAGGTCTTGACGGCTGGCGCCATTATGGCCTTGTCCACCGCGGTGCTGTCGCACATGGGACAGGCAATCATCCCCTTATTCTTTTGCCTCTTGTATTCTTTGCTGTCTGGGAACCAACCCTCGAACTCGTGGTTGCATCTACATCTCAATTGATATTTGATCATAATAATATTTACATTATACACTTGACTAAAACAACTGTCTACTATAATATATGTTTATGGCAATAAATGTTTCAGGATACACACCAGGTAAACCTAAGAAGACCTCTCAGGGCAAGAACAAGAGCAGGATCAAGATGAGCTCTATGAACAAGGCCAAGAAAAGATCTTACAAGGCTTATGCAGGACAGGGCAAGTAAGGACGAAGTCAGATTACTGAGGGCTCAGATAGGCAACCTAGAAGTGCAGGTCGCGGACTATCAACAGATCGTCAAAGAACTGTCAGACAAACTTAAACTGTATGAGAAGAAGTACGGCGCTGTTTTCACCCGTGCATCAGATTAAAGATCACTGCGTCCTTGCGTCTCCTGAATCTCAGTGTTTCAAAATCAACGATATGAACGTTCATCATTCCACCGTACTGCTCCATGATCCTTTCTTGGTCTAAAGGCCGGATGGTGATCACTTCTCTGTCAGGCAGTGTGACATTGTAGCCACAGAACATGGGCCACCAATGCAATGGGTTCAGTGAATCAAATCTCTCCTTCATAATAAGCAGAAACATGAAAGGTGCTATGGTGAATGGTTCCACCCACCATGGGATCATGTCCATAGTGACAGCATCAATGAAATGTACAAATCCTGTCCACAATCCCAATATGGTAATCAGTACCCCCATTATGGGCCAGAAGTCGTCCTCAATGTCTAGATCCGGATCCTGGTACGAATACATAATCCTTATCTGATTTTTCGATAATTTCATTTAAAATAGTTATTTGAAAAATACAGTAGACTTTTGCTTTTATTATGCTACAATAAGGATTAAATACCTACAATGCAAAAACACACTAGAAGTCTATTAGAAGAATTGAGCTCAATGCCCTTGAAAAGGGACAAAGAAGAAGTGGTGGAGAGCAGGGCCTCGCACATCTTAGAAAGTGCTATTAGGCTTATGACATACATCAGGGAGAACTTCGACCAGGACACTGCATTCAAACTGGAGAAGAAATTCAACTCAGCACTCAAGAACATGGACGCATCCAAGTTCAGCAAAGGCGTTGCCCGTATCAAAGAGAACAGAGACGTCAAAGAGAACGTACTTAAAATCAAAGACGGCGAATACCAAGAGGATTAATAATGTTGATAGAAGATGTCCTTACAGAATTCAAAAGGACGCACCTAGAACACATCGAGGACATCGTGATCACTGACGGTTACGAAGGTGGCAAGGCCGTGTTAGAATATTTCCGGGGACTACTATTAACACTCAAAGGATCAAGTTCAGAAGCCATGAGTGTTTCTGTGAAATGGGACGGTGCGCCGGCCGTGGTGTGTGGCACCAATCCAGACAATGGTAAGTTCTTCGTGGGCACAAAATCGGTGTTCGCCAAGAACGCAAAAATCAATTATACAAAGCGAGACATAGCAAACAACCACGGGACGGATGACCTAGGACAGAAGTTGTTGAAGTGTCTAGTGCATCTCAAGAAACTGAACATACAAGGTGTGGTGCAGGGTGATCTGTTGTTCACAGACGAGGACATAGTTCGTAAGAACGTAGATGGCAAACCTAATTTAACATTTACTCCAAACACAATAACCTACGCAGTGCCAGAGCAATCAGACTTGGGCAAACAGATAGACAGAGCCAAGGTGGGAATCATATTCCACACGACTTATGTGGGCGACAGTTTAGCAGACATGAACGCAAAGGGTGGAGCGGATGTAAGTTCATTTGCCAAGAGCAATGACGTGTTCTTTGACAATGCCACATACAAGGACGTGTCAGGCAGTGCCAAGTTCACAGACGACGAGACAAAACAGTTCTACAACGGTATAGAAAAGTTAGAAGGATTGTTGAATGCTGTACCACGTGATCTATCCAGTGTCTTAGGACAGAATCAAGACTTCATACCCATGTTCCAGATGTACATCAACGCACGGGTCAGGGAAGGTGAACTCCCAAATGACGCCAACAAGTTCATGCTAGGATTCAAGAAGTTCTACACCGACAGGATGCAACAGCAGATGTCAGGACTCAAGGCACAGAAGGCGTTACAACTGAGACAGGACAAGATGAAACAGATGCCAGTGTTCCTTAACAGGGCCAAGAAACCTCTACAGGCTATGCTCACATTCTACAGGGCGGTGCAGACCATGAAGGCATTCGTGCTGAAGAAGATGAACCAGGCACAGGCCATAGGATCATTCCAACAGACGGATGGCGGACTAGAAGTCACAGAACCAGAAGGATTTGTTGCTGTTGATCGGTCAGGAAATGCTGTTAAGTTGGTAGATAGGTTAGGATTCTCAAGAAGAAATTTAACGGCTATCAGCAAATTCAAGAAATAGATTCAACGTATCATTAATCGCTAAACTTAATTTCTCTTTGTTGAAAAAGTTATTATGATTGTGTTGTCTTAATGCTTGGCTCTGCAGATACATGTCTTGCCATGGAGCGTCACGCAATCGGTCACACACATCAACAATGGTGTTGATTCTTATATCAGGATCTCTGTCCAAGTCATATGCTTCTTCGAAGTAGTTGTTAAAAGTTCTGAAACCCATATCCCTCAACTTCTGGAGATATAGATAATTGCCATGCACCACAAAAAGTTGTTGTGCTATAATTGGTTTCCATATTTTCTCTGTCATAAAAACTTCATAGTCGTTGTCGTTGGTCTCAGACACAATGCTACAAGCAGTGTCGTTGTAAGGCCTCTCGTATATGTCTTGGTCCATGCCGTACTGTGGATAGTCCTGTGCCCATGGCAGTTCATACTCCGCAGGCAGTTTCCTGTCAGGCCAACGTGTGTGCAGACTGTTTTCTAATATACCATTGTCAAATAATTTGTTGTACAATTTTTTCCTGTGTGCTCTTGGTTCCTTATTGAGATACAGGAAGTCATATTTTTTATTTGTGTGATCAAAATTGAACTTATTGTTCTTGTGTTTGTTGTACATGTAATACCAAAACCAACTTACCCCACCGGTCCACTTGATATGCTCTATTTCTATTTCTGGGTACTGTGTTATCTGTTTAATATTATCTTGTGACTCCCACGGGTTGGCCTTGATGAACACAAAACCCTGGCTGTGTAGTAGGGCACAACGTTTTTGTAATTCTAAGGCAAATTCCTTGTTGTCTTTGATCCGATCATTCTGTTTGCCCGTGTCTATGACGGCAAACTTGCGATCATAACTGTCTAGATCGTAGTTGTGCAAGGTATAATACTCGCCGGTGGTATCAAACGTTTGATCAGACAGACTGTGATGTCTGATAAAATCGTCTAGTGCCGTGTGGTGGCCGGTCTTCATGACGTCTGTGAGAATAAAGTTTCGTTGCATTTGCCCTATAAATACTCGTATGTTAACACCATTTTTAAAGTATGTATCTGAAGGCAAGGTAATAAGAAGGCATAGTGACTTGCAGAGATTCACTTTCCCAGAGGTCACAGAACGAATTTATCTAAGTTTCCTAGCGTTGGCCTTGATGAGTCAAAACAAAAACACAGCAGAGTTTGTTAAAGCATACGCAAACCAAACTATGGCAAAAGGCACGTTTGACCAGGTGAGAATGATCAACAACGATCTAGCCAACATGTTGGCCATAGTGGCAGGCGATCCTGAGATCACCAAGAAACTCAAGAACAAGAATCAAGCACAGGCCATGAGGCAGAGACAGCCGGTGCCCGTAATGGCACTGAGGAGATACCTGAGGACCTGGGAGGATCACTTCAAGAACCTTACCAATTTAGAGAGATCCCTCAACATACAAGATGCCAACCTTAAGAACATCAGGCGAGCAGTGGCCGATTACAACAATTTGAATTCAAAAATGAAGATGCAGACCTTACACAGACTGCAACAGCAACTACAGTCTAAGTTGCCAAACACGGACATACTGAAGAAATTCAAGGAATTATGACGATGATAAAGTTTATTTGTGAGAAGTGTGGATGCGAACAGCACTGTAGACAATCTTGTACCGAGTGCAGGGACTGTCCTGACTGTGCGTGTAAGGAATGTGATGCCAAGCGAAAGTAGTTTCTGGGTATACAACAGGTGGCAAGCCGAACCAACTTTAACTGAACAAGCGGACACACAGAAACAGCAAAGGGATAACGGTCTCAGGTACGTGAGCCAATGGAGGAACGCTGTAGACATAGGCGCCCACGTGGGTGAATGGACGAGATCCCTGTCTCGGAAGTTTGACCATGTGATATGCTTCGAACCAAACCCCAACTTCAGAGAGTGCTTCAACAGGAACATCAAGGAAAACAATGTAACACTGCATCCGTATGGACTGAGCAGTCACTCGCACAACGCCACGCAAGGTGTCAACGCCACGCACCTGAACGACGTGTTGGGAGACACTGAACCCAATGACGGCGACATAGAATGTAGGACACTGGACAGTTTCAATCTCACAGATGTTGACTACGTCAAGATAGACGTGGATGGGTTTGAGATACCGTTGCTGGAAGGTGCCCGGAACACACTAAAGACAAACAGTCCCACGATCAACATCGAGATGAAGAGGCGTAAGAGACCTTTGATAGTGCATAAAGCCAAAGAAATACTCACAGGTCTTGGATACACATATCAATCACGTGTCAATAGTGACGAAATTTGGACTAAATCTTAATATTACAGCATAATTTACCAGATCTAGGTATAAATACTTACAACTTGATTACAGAGTGTAATCAAAGGTATGTAAATCAGAAAAAAAGGAGGATATTACAATGCCAATAGCAAAAAACAACTTCTCTAGAAATGAAAACTACGAAGTAGGTTCAGTAGATATGACGTTCTTCACTGTTGATTTTATCAACGCCATGAACGCTGAGACTTCAGACTTATCTGCATCAGGATCAACTGCTGGTTTAGAATTAACTAGAGCAACAATCGAAAACAACGGTGTGCCAGTGTTAATGGAAGGTCCATTAGCAGACACTAACACACAAAAAACTTACGGTACAAGAACAGACTGTCTAGATTCAATCTCTTCTACTACAACGATCGCGGCTTTACAAACAGCCATCAGAGCGTTGAATGGTGGTGGAAAAGTATCTGCCACAATCAGTTCAGCAACAGTTACAGAAACTAAACTTGGTATCTTAACTGCGGCGGCAATAAGTTAATAGTTTTTAGATTAACAATTACCAGAGTGGGTCTTTTTAAGGCCCACTCTTTTTTTACGGCTAAATTATACATATGAGCATCCAGACAATCCTTGAAATAATGAGACGGCCCGATAACGGAATGCGACTCAAGGAGCCAGTGATCATAGATATCAACGACAAGGCAGGGTGGCTACACCTGACAGGTGGTGCGGTGCACAGCATGATTGCATGGCTCAACGAATTCCACCTCAATGAATTCAAAGAAATAGAGAAAGACAAGTTAGAGTCCTATGACAAGGACGTGTTCGCAATACTCAAAGAACCAGAACAGAGATACTGGGACGGCATCACGGAGTGGAGCACCTGTTGGGGAGAGTACGAATGGTGGCAACACGACGACATAATGGAATGGTTCCCACACTTCGACAGATACACCTGGCGTTACTCAGATCAGATAGATGGTGTCAAGGAAGTCAAGCATCTGATAAAACTAGACAACGACCTGAGTGACAAGATAGAGGCACTGGCAAAACAATATGATTTCAAATGTCCTTACGGCATTGAGAAAGTGCGTCCACGATACAAGAAGGACAAGTCAGTGATCAAGATACACGAGACCATCACACCCAAGTTCAAGAAACTGGTCGAGGACAGTGCCGAACTTCGTCAGAAGTTGGAAGACTACCTGGCACCAGATGTCTGGTACTACAAGAAGGCCAAATAATGCACGAGTACAGGATCCACACGCTGGTGGACATCACCGACAACGGCAACCTCAAACAGCAATTCCCCTTCACTACTTCGGCGGGCAACGAGGTACACGACAAGCACACCCTAGCAGTGGCACGGAACCAAAACAGCAATTTCTCTACGATGCTACAACTGTTACAGATGAGGGGTAACATCACCTGGGATCACGCCCCACAGAAAATGGAACTGCCCGATCTGGGCAACCACGCATTTGGATCTTACTACGAAGGCAAACACAACACCTGGCACTTCCAGTTCTTCACTGAGCAGTCAGGGGTGTATGGAGACTTCGCAGACCCGACGGCGAGCCTGGTGGAGGACTTCAATCTTGTGCCAGTGGTGGCCGAGTGTGACAACACAGCACACCTGCCCGTACAGACCTTCGTCACCAAGGAGATGCAAGGCACTGACAGACAGAAGGTGATCGGAGCACTGGCAGGCGGCATCATAAACACGTACTTTTCATACGCCGGCCCCACTGATAAATAACAGTACATTTAGGCACAAAATTAACACTTATAAAGGCTCATCTAGGCAATGCGACAGGCACAGTTCCAGGCTATAACAGCGGAGATCAGAGAGATCAAACAGGAATTAAGAGAATACATTATATTGATGAGTACAACAGAATTAGAGAAACAGAACCTTGAAGCACACGTGGACCTTTGTTCAGAGAGATACAAAGGATTACACGACAGGTTGAGTGCGATCGAAGTAAGGTTGGCCAAGATGAATGAGGATATGTCGGCCAGTCACAAAAGCAGTCAGAAGACAATCATAGCAACAGCGGGCACAGTGGTCGCAGGCTTACTATCTACAGTGGTGGTGATCCTGATGAAGATGCCAGGTTAAAATTACCAATAGATGTTCATACAGATAGCACCCCGGGCCAAGGTCTACGTCACAGACACGGACGTTGAATTCATACAGGCACACGCAACAGAATCATTCAGGAGTGATCAACTGTCACCAGAGGATGCGGACAGGGCCAAGCGTTTGGCGGACAAGGCGGTGTTCGTGCGTAAGAAACTTGACACCCACATGCAATATGCTTTAAATAGGAAAATAAAGTTTGTTGCTAATGACAGGAAAAAATAAATC